TCTAAAAAACATAAAGATATAAAGAAAGAGGTAAATACACATGCAGATATGGGAAAACAAGACCATTCCGGAGATCATAAAGTCGATGGAAAAAGAGATAGCGAAGGCTCAGAATGAACTTCGTTGTGCTAATGGCGATATGTCAAAAGCACAAAACAGGATAGCATTTTGTTTAAGTGCTATACATCATTTAAACAGTAGAGATATAAAGGAATAAAGATATGAAATTAGCAGAACTTTCACAAAAACCAGAACTAATCAAGATAGAGATTGACAAAGCAGAACTAGTAGAAAAATACGGTGATACTTTAGAATTCTTTTGCTTTGATAGACAACCTATAGACGTATTCACTAAATTAGCAAACGCAGATACAAGCGATCCTGGTTCAATGACTATGTTATTTAAAGAACTAATCCTAGACGAACACTCCGCACCTATTATTAATGGTGAGTCAGTGTTACCTATGGACGTAATGATTGAAGCAATTAAATTAATTGGCGATAGACTGGGAAAGTAAGTAACCATCAGATAGTTGAAGGCTCACCTGCAACAAACATGTTATTAATGTTTGATGTTATGGGGAGACGCTACAGCAAGTTACCAAGTGAATTATTACGTGATGCTGATTCCTTTGACCTTATGGTAATGGACGTTGCACACACATACGAACAATACCTAGATGCAAAGAAAAATAACAAGTCTATGGATGCGTTCGTAGACAAAGATAATTTAAAAGAACACTTTAACAAGGTAACAGGTAAAAGCCATAAATGAAAATTAAAGTAGATATTAGAGATGTAGAAAAAATGTTTGGTGAGTTGCAAGGTCTCCCTAGAGACGCAATGACTCAGGCATTTCCTTTTCTCAAAAAGAAAACACCTATAAAAACAGGCAACGCTCGACGTAACACTAAGTTACAAAATACTACTATTAAAAGTAATTACAATTATGCTGGAGATCTAGATGATGGTACATCAAGACAAGCACCAGACGGTTTTACAGAGCCTACTATAGATAGGTTAGGTGTTATAGTGGATAACATAACTAGGAATATCAACAATGGCTAGAAATATTAAAGTAGCACTAGAGTTAGATAACAGAAAATTTAACGCCGGTATTAAACAAAGCGAAAAGTCAGTAGACAAATTCTCTAAGGAAGGGACTAAAGGTGTAAACAATCTTAAGGGTGCCTTTATTGGACTTGCTGGTGCTATTGGTATTAGAGAAATAGTTAACTTAGCAGATACTTTCACTACACTAAACAACAGACTACTTGCTGTAACATCAAACACAGAAGAAGCGGCACAAAGTCTTGCACTTGTTAATCAAGTTGCGGCACGAAGTAGAAACGATGTAGGTGCTGTTGCTAGTCTATTTTCAGACATTAAATTAAGCACAGAAGATTTGGGCCTAAGCCTACAAGACGTTGCTAACGTAACTGAAACATTCTCTAAAGCATTAAAGATATCAGGAGCAGACACAGCCGCGGCAGACGGTGCTATTAGACAGTTCGGACAAGCACTTGCATCTGGCGTATTACGTGGTGATGAATTCAACAGTATAAACGAAGCCAACAGTAAGTTCATGGGTGAACTTGCTAAAGCATTAGGTGTAACACGTGGTGAATTACGGGAAATGGCGGCACAAGGTGTGCTTACAGCCGATATCATGCTACAAGCAACTGATCGTATGCGTGGCACAATTGAATCAGACTTTGCTAAAACAAATGCCACCATTGGTGAATCATTTGTACTATTGCGTAACTCTTTTGTTAACTTTATTGGTAGTATCAGTTCAGGACTAGGTGCTACAGAATCAGGTGCTGGTGCTATAGCCACACTTGCCGCAAGTATTGACAGACTGGCAATTGTAATAAACAACAACTTACAACCACTATTAAAAGTAACTAAAGCCTTAGGTTTAGTGTTTGTAGCAATAGGAGTATTATTACCAGCGGCTAAGGCACTTAAAGCATTTCTAATAGGGTTGAACCGGTTCAGTGTATTTGCTGCCGGCGGAGTAGGCTTAATCGCAACTGTCATGACCAGAGTAAAAGGTGCATTGAACTTTGTTATTGCTCCAATAAAGACTGTAATACAACAATTTAAGCGTTTAGGTAATTTTGATGGAGTGCCCCTCTTGAGTAACCTGGGTAGAGTAGCACTTATATTTGGTAAGATTGCTGAATTTGCCTTAATGGCAGGGACGGCAGTAGCAGGGTTTTTAGGTATAGACAAATTATTTGAAGGTATTAAAGAATTAATGGCTGACACTGAAGAAATACCACCTCTAGTACTGCCTGAGATAGTAATTCCAGATGTACCAGCCGCTGACTTACCAGGTATTACAATACCACCTAAGGTATTATCGGATGTAGAAAAATTCCAAAAGTCAATCAGTGACAGTATACCTAGTACTGCTCGATACAAAGAATTACTAGGCCAATTGAATGAACAATTTGGCGACAACAAAACAATTGCCGGATTAGAGCAATATAATTCATTACTAGACGAACTTAAAAATCGTTTTGGTATAACACCGTTTGATGACTTCATAGAAAGTCTAAAAGGTGTTACACTTAACACAGAAGAATTAGCAGAGCAACAAAGACAATTAAATGCATTAATACTTGCATACCCTGAATTAGCAGATGAAGCCGCTAAGGCACAAGATGCACTTGACGATGCATTTGCAAACAGTGAAGGCCTGTCTAACTTTCTAAACACATTAGGACAAGCACAAAAAGCCTTAAGTGATGATATTGCCACAGCATTAATAGAAGGCAAATCAGTTATGGAGTCCTTTGAAGGATTCTTTAAGAAGTTGGTAAAGCAGTTAATCTCTGACGCACTTAGACTAAAAATTATTGAACCTATATTAAAAGCATTGTTTGGATTATCATTTACAGGTGGTTCAGTATCAGGTATGGACTTTGGAGGTTCAATAATAGGCGGACTATTTGGCGGTGGTAAAGCAAATGGTGGGCCAGTAATGAAAAACAGACCTTATATGGTAGGTGAACAAGGACCAGAAATGTTTGTGCCAACAGGATCAGGCAGTATAATGCCAAATGGAGGAATGGGTGGTGGACAAGTTACATACAACATCAATGCCGTAGATGCACGTTCATTTAAAGAGCTAGTTGCCGCAGATCCGGAATACATATATAACGTTACCCAAGTTGGTGCGAGGAGACAACCTAGATAATGAGCTTACAAACAATAGTAGATAACGCAACATTCGTTACAATATACAGAAAGAAGATTGCTGGACAATCAATATCAAGATCTGGTAGATTACTTACTTCAGAAGTAGTAAGTGCTGTACCTTATCAATTTACATCAGGTATGCATGGTGGTTTACAATATTCAACAAACAGAGGACTTACTGAAGACCTCAACGCACTAGATGTCACAGAAGAAGCATCTATAGACATTGGCACAACTAATACAGCATTAGCATACATTACTAAGTACCAAGGTGACAGCACAGGCATAGGTGCTGTTTCATGCGTATCAGCAACTGGTTCAACTCTAGTAGTAAATGCCTCAGCGGCTGGTGCCGGTACATTCTTGTTTAAGAAAGGTGATTACATACAACCAGCATCAGGATATAGATACCCATATCAAGTAACAGCAGATGTGGCACACACCACTGCAAGTAGTGTGTCTATACCATTAAGCAGACCTTTTATACCACAAGACTCATACACACTAAGTGGTAAATTAATTGTAGTAGGTTCAGCATGTACATGGAAAGTTAAAATGGTAACCAAGCCAAGATATAGTGTTATACCTGGAGACTTGTTACAATTTGACACAGATTTCGAATTTTTAGAGTTCATTAGAAAAGAGGACGGTTAATGGCTACTGCAATACCTCAAGTAGAAGAAAATAACATCAAACATTGTTTGCTTATTCAATTACAAATTGATTCTACAACATATTACATTTCAAACAGTTGGAAATCAATTGTATATGATTCAAACACTTATCAAGAACTAGGTGCATTCTTAACTGTAGGTGAATTCACAGAAGATATCAAGACAACTAACGGCGATTTAAACCTTGTATTAACAGGAATACCAGCGGGTAATGTGCAAACAGTCCTGCAAAACCCTGTTAAAGGTGGTGCTGTAACTATATTTAGAGCATTCTTTGACAATAACTATGCCGTAAGTGCGGTATATCCTCGTTACAAAGGTATTATCACTAACTATAACATTTCAGAGAAAGTAGATCTAGAGAATGGCGACATAACAAATACTGTAGGCATAAGTGTTGCAAGTATAAACACAATATTAGAGAACAGAGTAAACGGACAACGTACTAATCCACAAGATAGAGAGATATTTTTCACAGGTGATAATACATTTGACAGAGTGCCTATAATAAATGGTACTGCATTTGACTTTGGCAGAGAATACACCGGAGGCGGCGGCTACGGCGGCGGCGGAGGTGGCGGTGGTGGTGGTCCTTATGATAACATCAATATAAACGTTGGCATGAGATAATGAAAATAAGAAAAGCCACAATACAAGACTTTGATCGCATTATGGAAATGATGATAGACTTTGCAAACAGCTCACCATATGCTCCACAACACAATCCAGAATACAACGACACATGGGTAAGACGTTTGTTGTGTTCCTTTATGCAAGAAGGTTGCATACTGTTAGCAGAACATGAGGAACAAACAATAGGTATGCTTATTGCACAAATACAATCAGACCCATGGTTACCAGAAATTAAAACATTAAAAGAAGTAGCATGGTGGGTAGACCCAGAACACAGAATGGGCTCAGCAGGATACAAGTTATTATTAAAGTATGTTAAGTATGGCAAAGCATTAGTAGAAGCAAGTGAAATTGTAGGCTTTACACTAACTAACATGGAACAGTCACCCGACTTCAACTTAGAAAAACGTGGCTGGCAACCAATAGAAAAGAATTACATTTACCAAGGATAATATATGGCAGTCTTTACAGCAATAGGAGCCGCAATAGCAGGAGCAATTGGTTTAACAGGTACATTTGTTACAATAGCAGGTGTAGGTTTGAGCTTTGCTGGAACACTTGTAGCAGGTGTTATTGCTGGTGGATTAGGATTAGCAACATCTAAGATATTAGGTGTGTTTAAGCCACCTAGTATAGCAAATGCAAAAGATCCAGGAGTTAAAGTACAAGTAGCACCAAGCACAGACAACAAAGTTCCTGTGTTTTATGGTCAGAACTTAACTGGTGGACTAGTTGTAGACGCTGGTATATCTAACAGTAATGACACAATGACTTATGTTATTGTGTTAGGTGAAAAAACAGACTCAGGAACAATTACCACAGGTAAACAGTACAGAGGGGATCAGCAACTTAACTTTAATACATCTTCGGCAAGTACGCATATTGTGTCATCAGTTACTGATGCAAATGCCACTTCAGCAACTGACGTAGCCGGTAAGATAAGAGTTAGAATATATGCTGGTGGTACTGCTAGTTCTGATCAAATATTTCCAACAAATGCCGCAAACAGAGTTGCCGCAACAACATTATTAAGCACAATTACAGCAAGTACAAGTTATGAAGGACTTGTTTATGTGGTGATCCAAATAGATTACGATCAAGAAAATGGACTTACAGGCCTTGGACAATATACCACAGAAATAACAAACAGTCTATCAGAACCAGGTGCTGTACTTAATGATTACTTGTTAAACAGCAGATACGGAGCAGGACTTAGTTCATCGGACATTGATGCAACTAGTATTGCCGCACTTACAAGTTATGCAACAGAGCAAGTTGACTTTCAAACATCATTAGGCGCTACGCAACAACACGACAGATGGCAAATTAATGGTATGATGGGTACATATTCTAATGTATTCTCCACAATTGACATAATATGTCAAGCATGTAGCACATTCTTTACTTACAATCCCAAAGAGGGCAAGTTCGAAGTGGTACCTAATCGAGAGGCTACCAATTCTGAAAAAAGTGCCGCATACTTATTTGACGATGACAATGTTATTGGTGCTATTGATGTAACAAGCACACAACTATATTCACAATATAATCAAATAGAAGCAGAGTATCCAGATGGTACTGAGCGTGATCAGACTGCTACTATATATGTTAATACACCCTCAGATGAACTTAACCCTAATGAACCTACAAACAAATTAACCACACGTTTTCCTATTGTTAACGACTCACCACGTGCTACTAACTTAGCATTAATAGACTTACGTCAGAGCAGAAAGGATTTAGTAGTACAATTAGAAGCAGACTACGAAGCAATACAAACAGATGTTGGTGATATAGTTAAGTTGACTAACACAACATATGGCTTTACTAATAAGTTATTTAGGGTTATGAGAGTTACTGAAAAAGAATCAGAAAATGGAATGCTCAGTGTAAAATTAGTGTTGTTAGAATATGATGATTCAGTATATGCACATGAAACAGTTAGATTAGGTGGAGACTTACCTATTACAGGTATTCCAGGATTTTGGAACACATTTGGCAATAGTGTTGTTACAGTAGGTAACATCACAGTAGCAGATAACCAAAACAATGTAAATGCTAATGTTGTTAATAGTGCCACAGGTGCAGTTGTAAGTACAGTAGCATACAGCAGTCTAACATTGCCAATGGCACCAAGCACAGGTGATTTAGGCGGACCTTTCTTGAGTGTTCCAGTAACGCCAGCAACAGGTACGTTTTGGCCTCAAATGGAAATGAAAGTTACTCCAGTAATGGCAGATGCTACTGAAGGTACAGCAACCACAAACATATATGGACAAAGTGCTAATGTGTTCTTTACAGGTGGTGTAGCAACTAACCTAGGTGTAGACTTAAAGTTCTTGAGTAACAATCAAAGAATAGGCAATGTAGCAAGTGTGCGTATGGAAGTAAATGCTTGTAATCCTTATTTAGGTGTAAAAAGCAGAATAACAGAAACAGCAAACATATCATTTGATGCACAGAACTTTGTGCCTAATGAAGTTATGAGTACATTTGGTGCTGGTACACAATTACAAGCCGCATTAGCAGACAATGTGGGACTAAGTTCCAGTACAACATTTGCTAACTTAAACGCCATTGAAGAATTTGATGTTACTGGTATTGATATTGGTGATTATGCCTTTACAGCAAGTGGACAAGTTATAGGCTCAGCAGGCTCAACATATGATACTGGACTTAGGTCTAACATCATACTTAAATTTGACAATGGTACAACCACTGTGGACAAACAAGTACCACAGGAAGGTATTCAATTTAATAACATACCTACAACCAGTCTAATACCTACTATATATGTTGCACAAGAGTTCTCAACTGATGCAACAAATAGTGCATATGGTTTGACTGCTGATTACAAACCAGTAAGTGCAAACATTGCCTTGCAAGGATATGCAAGTATTGATCAAAATGGCAGTGGTGAAAGAGGATTTAACAGTCTTCAATTTGACACAATTAAAATTACAAAAGGTTCTGCATAATGAAAAGAACAATATATGATTCAACAACAGGACAAATTATAGTAAGTAGATCAATGAATGATGATATACTTGCACGTAGACTTACGGAGAACCCTACACATGCAAGTCTTGATATAGGTGTAAGCAACATCAATGCAAAACAAGTTAATTTAGAAACACTACAAGTAGAAGACAAAGTAATAACAGTTAACGTTATGGAATACTTGCGTGTCAGAAGAGGACATGAACTTACTGCATGTGATTGGACACAGGCTGTAGATTCACCATTATCAAGTTCAAAGAAAACAGAATGGGCAACGTACAGACAAGCATTACGTGACTTGCCTACAACAACATATACAGCCATAGATGATATAGTATGGCCAACTAAGCCGGAGTAGACATGGGTAAGAAATTTGGATTTATAAGACCTAGAGAATATGGCAGAGGTGGTATACCTTTTAGTCCTGTACTTAGTGCAACATTTACTATCTTAGACAGCGGTTCCACTAGTATAGATGATGGTATTCGCATAGTGTTAGATACAAATTATCCTGCAGGCACAACTATATTTGTTACATTTGATGGATTAGACAATGCTGACTTTCAAGCAGGTGCAAGTACAATAAGTGGTGTCACAGACAGTAACGGTGATATAACATTTGCTGACACTTACATATATGCCGCAAGTAGTAGCCAAACCACAAAGAACTTTACAATTAACTTTAGACCAGTGTTCGTAGAGTCTACTAGCCTTTTAGCCAAAAGTGGCGCACTAACTTGGACAGGTACCACAGTAACTAGTTCAGGCGGTACAGAAACAACAGTAAGTGGTAACAAAGTACACACTTACACATATTCAGGATCAGGCGGTACAGCAAATGATACTTTAGTTATTACTAATAGTGCATTTGCATTTAGATCATTGGTTGTTGCTGGCGGAGGATCAGGAGGCTCTGGTAGTGCAAATATCAATACATCTGGTGGTGGTGGAGCAGGTGGTACTGCAATAAAATATGGAACTGGTCCTACGGCCACATACGCAACTATTGTTGGTAGAGGCGGTGTTTGGGTAGATCAAACAGGTAATGTAGGCATTCATCCTGGAGAATCAGGTAACAACAGTCAGTTCAGTGGATTTATGCAAACCATTGGTGGTGGTGGCGGTGGAAGTACTCAATTTCAACCAGGACCAGGGCAAGGTGGTGGCTCCGGTGGTGGTGGTGGCGGCTCCTCTGGTGGAGTTACATTTTCTGGAGGTACACCAGTAGCAGATCAAGGTAACACAGGTGGACGTAACTTTGTTGGCTCAGGAATATTAGCCGGAGGTGGCGGAGGTGGTGCTGGAGCAGTAGGCGCCGACGCAACTAATTCTACAGGTGGACAAGGTGGCATAGGAGCCACATACGGTATATCAGGTAGTGATGTTACTTATAGTGCTGGTGGTAATGGCGGTACAAATACCAATTATCAAACAGGTTCAGGTACAACAACCTTTGGTGGCGGTGGTCATTATAACAAAAGTGGTTTAGAAGATGGTGGTAATGGCATAATTATTGTAGAAATACCTCCTTACCCTAGACAGATATCCGTAAGTTAAACAAATTTTATAAAATTCGATAAATACTATTGAATTACAAAACATATTCTGTTATGCCTCAGTATAACAGTCTTATCCCACAGGAGTATATATGTCAGGTCGATTATTAGATTTCAAGAGCTACGTAGGTGGCGCAGATAATGTTGTAGTGGAAGATATATTTCCTTCAACAGCAAAAACATCAACATATGATTACGGTACAGACGTTACCAATTACAACTTTTCAGCAAAACAGCAAACAATAGTTGCTGATGTAGTATCATATGATAGAAACACTGGATTACCAAATTTTACAGATACTAAAATAATTGGTTTCTTTGGCAACGGTGCAGGAACAGCCATTCCAGGCTCAAACATAATCAATAACGGCGTTGCAGGTACAGTATCATTTACTATACCAGCAGACTTATATACTGGTCCTATTATACCAAGTGCAAGAACAAATGTGCCAATGACTATTGTTACATTTACATGGACTAACACAAACGTTACTCCAAATACCACTGAATCACATAGATGGTGTTTGATGCAACGTTGGGAAAGTTCAGTATCACCAGCAGATCCAACATTAGATGCATTATACATACCACTAGGAACAGGTAGTGTGTTAACATTTGCAGACAATAGTGCAACCGACGCCGATAGAGTAGTTGGTGCATATTCAGTAACTGGACTAAGCAACGGTGAAGGTACTGGTGCAATATTTAGTGTACAAGTAACAACTGGCGGTGTAACAAACATAGATCTTACTGCTAGAGGCAAAGGATACAATGCCTCAGACACAATTCAATTATTAGACGTAGACATGGGTGGCGGCGGTGCCGCAGATATAACAGTAACAGTATCGACAGTAGCATAAGGAGACTAGCATGGCAAATGTAACAGTTAGTGTCCCAGTTAGCAACATAAGTGTTAGCACTACAAACAGTATAGTATCAGTAGGAACAACTACATCAAACATTATAGTTAGTTCAAGTGCATTATTAAGTAATGCAGACGTAAGAGCGGCTATTTCAGTTGTTGATGCAGGTGGTGATGGATCTTTAGCATATGATCAAGCAAATGGTGTAATTACTTACACAGGACCTAGTGCAAGTCAAACAAGAGCTCACTTTAGTGCCGTTTCTCCAGCAACATACAGTAGTGCAACTGGTGTTATTGGTGTAAATAGTGCGGCAGTATTTGCAAGTCAAACCACAGATGCATTAGCAGAAGGTAGTTCAAACCTTTATTATACTCAAGCAAGATTCAATAGTGCCTTTGGTGCAAAGACCACAGACGACTTACCTGAAGGCTCAACAAACAAATACTTTAGTACAACATTAGCCAATGGTGCCATAGCCGCATACACAGGTTCTATGAGCAACATGACCGGTAATGTTGTTACCACAGCAAACATATCAGGTGCAGACTTAATTGCTTCTAGTAATATTACAGCAACAGGTAACATAAGTGCAACACATGGTACATTTACAGGTGCTACTGGTATAACAGTTACTGGTAATGCAAGTATCGGTGGTAACTTAAACGTTACAGGTAACATCAACTCAGAAACAGTAGTTGACTTGTTTGTTGAAGACAGAAATATTACTCTACAAAGTGGACAAGTAGGGGCACCAAGTGCCAACTCTCAGATATTTGTAGACAGAGGTTCAAGTGCAAACACTTATATATTGTGGAATGAAGGCACAGATAGATGGAACTTCAGTAACGATGGTAGTACAGAATTTGTTTTACCAACAAGTACCACAGACATAGCAGAAGGTACTAATTTATACCTAAATGGTACTGGCACAACAGACAACTTAACAGAAGGCACAACTAACTTATACTTTAGCAATGCTAGAGTGTTAGCAGGTGTTACAGCAGGTAATGTTAAATTAAAGAACTTCTCAGAAACACATGTATTTGAAGACGTTCCTAATTTAGGCAACATCACATTAGACGTTGCTGATGGTACATTCTTTAGAGTACCTGTGACAGGAAACATAACAGGAATACAGTTAGATAACTTAACACTTGGTGGATCTGTTCAAATACAACTTGAGAATGCAGGTGGTTATTCACTAGATACCACTACACATGCAAGTAACTGGAGTGATTGGTATTTTGCAGACAATATTAAAGACATAACAACTGCTGTTGCTAATGGATTTCCAGCAAGTATTCTAACAGTTGTTGCAACATATAAGACTAGTACTTCGCTTAACTATCTAGCAAGTATTGTAGATGTAGGTGAAGACGCAGGTGCTGTTCCAGGTGCAATACAGGGTAACATTACTCTTAATACTAATGAAACAACAGACAAAGACGCATACATATTTGCAAACAGACCAGTAGCAGGTTCTAATGTAAGTATCAGATGGAATGAAACAACTGATAATTGGGAACTTACTAACGATGGTACAACATTTAACGCAATAGCCACAGACGCCACCGGTGACATCACAGATGTTGTTGCTGGAAATGGTTTAAGTGGAGGCGGTAGCTCAGGTGCAGTAACATTAACATTAGACACCTCATCAAGTACATTCGTAGATGGTGCTGAAGCAATATTCTCAGTATCAACAGCAACGGCAAGTGGAAGCGGAGCCTTATCATACAACAATACATCAGGATTATTTACATTTACACCAGCAGACTTTAGCAGTAAAATTGCACTAACAGATTTAAGTGTTACACAAAATTCAGCA